GGGTAGGAGCCATAGTTATTAGTTTAATCCTTTTAGGCTTATTATTGCCTGACAGTGATAAAAAAAGCAGCGTCAATACCGAAAGTATAGAGGTTGAGGAAAGCTCAAGAGAAGATATTGAAGTTGTCAAACACAATGAGACTGTGAACGACATGATGAGAACCGTACATGTAGAGGTCAGAAATAATACTAAAGATTTGCTATCCACTGGCCAAATTAAAATAGTTTATACTGACAAAGACGGTGCAATTGTTGGTACTGGTTTGGGCACAATCTTAAACCTTGCAGCAGGTAAGACTAAAGTTGTTGATTGTCTAGCCATGGGTATTGATGGTGCGACTAATTATGAAGTACAAGTAGAACCATTGTTATACGAGTAAAAAATATGAAATCATGGATTTAACCAATGAGCAAATAGAAAAAAAACGTCGTGAAGTTATCGCTAAATTTAATAAACAATTTATTGATAATAATTTTAGTACCGATGCCTACACGCACAAGGCTGTTGAACTTTTGACCAGAAATGTAAACCCTTATGATATTATTGAAGAGTTAATCACTGCAAATCAAGAATTATTTAATGAATATACAAGAGTAGTGAGTCTGTCATCACGACCATAGTGCAAATAAAAGCAATCTTAAAAAAAACAACAAAATGAAAGATATTTATAAATTACAATTGTTAGAAGAGACCTTCACGGATCGTCAAATACATGGCTCAAGCGTTTTATCAATACGAAGAGTACCGGGAGGATGGATATTTACGGAAATTATAGATAGCCAAGGAGATGGTACTGACTTCAATACAAGGTTAAGCTGCGTCTTTGTTCCATATAATGATGAGTTTAAGCCAAAGCAAGAAACAACAACTACTGAACCTTTCGTAGTATAAGTATCATGAAAAAACTTCTACTTTATATAGCCCTAATTATTTGCGCCTTTGTCCAGGCGCAAGATTACAACAGTTATTTAACTCAGGCAAAAGAGGCTATTAAAGTTGGGAATTTTAGAAAAGCCTATGACAGCTCCACTAAAGCAATTGAACTTGATACAACGGCGATTGAAGCTCGTGAAACTAGAATTAAATCATCCTTAACGGCATCGGCTCCAAAAGAAAGGTTAGAAAGCGCAATAACTGATCTAAAATTTTTGATTGATAAAGATATTGACCTTGCCGTAAACTATAAGCTGTTAGGAATTACCGAAAGTGAGATAGCTAACTTTATTTATCGTTTTAATCGAACGGTTCCAAATTATCAAAATGATGCCCTATCACATTACAAAAATGCTGTTGAAGCCTACCAAAAAGCAATAAGCTTGGCGCCCGCACTAGCCGAGGAACTAAAGTACAAAGTAAACACCATAAAAGATAAAATTTCTGAATTACAATCCTAATGCCACGTAAAAAAGCCCACCGATAAAGTGGGCTTTTTTTGTACAATAAAGTTTTCTATTTTTGTATTATGGCAGTAAAACCCAATACCGTTAGACTACACCAGGATATCAAAAAGGAATTTGATAAAATGAGTAGCATCCGTGAGTTTGGTGTTCAAAAATACTCCACGGACTATATTTTAAACGCTGTGGCGGCAAAATTCTACAGAGCCGCAAAAACGGTTGAAAACATTGTTTTTAACCGTGTTACCTATCCAACACAAAACCAAACGGAGCTATTTACCGAATAATATAACCATTGTCGCCATTCGCCTCTATATCTAAGCCGTTAAATTCGCCCTCTTCCCATTCTTTTACAGCACTGTAATCCATCAACTCACACGTATAAGTAATACTGTACAAGTTGCCCGCTCCACCCGTATCAACTGGAGAAAATGACACTCGTTTCATATTACTATAACAAGCCCCAGAACCACCGTGCAACTCCTTATTAATGGAATCCATGATATCCAAAAACTCCAAAGCCTCGACTTGATTATAAGCCCCTTTGAAGGTGTCCAGGAATGTCTCGTAAAACAAAAACACATCAACCTGCATTAGCACTTTTTGAAGCTTCACGCCCGCATCATCCATACGGCTCGAACGAAAAGCTAAAAAAACTGCGGGAGCGGGAAAAGGATGCTCTCCATCCAAGTTATAAACTTGTGAGTTCCATAAATCCACCCATTGAATAGCTGGAATTTTTACCGTTAATAGGTCGGCTAGTTCTTTGTAAAGTTCTTTAAAGTTTTGCATTGTTATTTTGTTTAAAACGTATTTCAATTTGATTTAAAAGCCATTTATCTAAACCGTCCATCATTTGCTTGCTTTCACCTATAAATTGGCGTTTAGGGTATTTTGTGTCAATTTTACGGCTGTGTGGTTTCACTTGTTCCCGTTTACCGTTTCGGGTTCGGTGGTGCGCTCTCACATATTGCACGACTCGCATCCGTTCGCCATTATTATGCAAACCTGCATAAGGGACATGAGTACCAAATTCCATTTGAGTGTCACTTTCTCCTAAAACGGCTAAACTTTTTCGTAAAAAAGTAGTGTCCTGTAATATGGCTCCACCGCTTCTTTTATCAGGTTCTTTTCGCTTGTCCCAAGCCACAAAACTGGCATCAGTAAAACCCTGATTTTGGAAACTATCATCAAACCATTGCAAACAATATACTTTGGCATACCGCCTTGCATCGACTTTGATGGCTTCCGCAATTGCTAAAAAATCAGGTATTTGTAATTTATTTGACATTTTTTGTATATTTGCAATGTAATTAGACTCTCGGTTTATCCCTTGGCGTGGACATTACGAGAAAAGCAGGCTTTTAGTCTGCTTTTTCTCTTTTATAATGTTCCGTCTTTTTGCCGTCAGCCGATACGACATAAATCTCTTTAATATTGGGGTGTACGTTTTTAAACCTCAAAACCGCTTTAATGTTTTTCATCGCTTCAGTAACCGTGTCTCCATTTAACGATAGATCAAATACCACAACCTCACATCCCTGCTTATTTGCCTTAGATAATGATTTTGTATAATCTTTACTAGCGGGAGATTTTCTTTCGCCTATTTTGCCGTTAATCAAATACTCTGGGTTTTTATGCCCTTTAACAATCCAGCTATCAATGTGTGGTCGAATCAAAACATTTAAAGAATTATTGTCAATCAATGACTGTGCAAGACGTAAATTATCTTCTAAATCAACTGTATGGGCATAAATATTAACTTCAACCTTTTTACCCGCTTTTGATTTATAAAACGTTTCTGCAGGGGCATTAAGTTTTGATAGCTCCACATTTCTTGCAGCGTTTTCACTCGTGTTTAATAATTTGAAAAACGAACCTTTAGCAGTGAAAATCTCTTTATCCTTACCCACATTTCCCTCGAACTGTGGTTTTGGTAAATCCTCCTCTTTATCCTTGGTAATGTCCTCAGCTGTGGCGACCACATCACAACGACAACGCCAGTCTAATGGGGGGTAATATCGTGACCAAAAATCATCATCGATGGGCTTTATAATCCCGTTGAGCTTTTGGTGTTCTGGACGTACTCGACTATCGCCAACACTTCTATATTTTAGGTTTGGGAATAAGTCTTTTGTCTCCTGAAGACGTTCCCATTTTTGAGCCATTTGTGCCGCCGTTCTTGCAGTTTGGTATTCGGCTTGTAAATAATTTACATTGTATTGCCTATTAATGCTTTTGGCCAACTGGGAATATTCATTGAACGGTCTTAATTTGCCATCTTTATCATAAAGCAATTGGTTTAATTGCTCCAGCTGTGCGTATGTTTTAGCACCTGAGAACACATAAATATTCTTTTTTAGTTCATTGGGTAAAGAGCCTTTTCCATCGGCGGGAAACTTTGTCCAGTTGGTACCGTAGCCTTTTTTTGCACCGTCTGCTAGATCGTCGTAGGTTCTTGTTATGAGTTCCTGGTTTAAATCTTCGGGCTTTATTTTACCTTGGTGCAAATCTTCCGCAATTTGATCAATTAGAGCATCATAACCGCTAAAATCTAACGCCTGTATTAAATCAGTTGTACACGTATCACAACCGCAATCTTCCGCATGGTAACTGGCATCTATTAGTTTATAAATGGCGGTTATTTCTCGGTCAAGCTTTTTTTTTTAGCTTCCAATGTTGGCTCGTTTGTTGGGCTTGTACTTTTTTGTCCAAGTATTTTAAAGCCTGTTTTTTGGCTTACCTCTTCGGGATCGAGCTCAAAGTGTTGCCCTAAAATACTAAGCAGTTCAGCCACCTCTTTGGGTGTTTGCGTTTCGGTATTATCCCATTCAAAGTAATGTCCCTGTAAAACACTATAAACAGGACTTAATTTTATAAGTCTTGGGAATAGCTGCTCATTGATAATGTTTTTTACTAAAAGTTTATCACTTTCAAAACGGTCTTTTGCTAAGCGAAATTGAATCTCTGAGCTACCGACAAAGCTTTTTTCATCGGTAAGCCCAGAACCGCCTAAAACACGTTTTGACATTTCGCCATTGGCTCTCTCGATCAGTTTGTCAAAGTTGTCGGGGTTTCCTCCGTCTGCTTTACCAATCTCAAACTTTTCTTGACCACGACCTACCATAAAACCGTTACCCTTAAAATTACTGGCCGCTTCAAATAGTTCTTTTAATCTGGTGTCGTCTTCACGATCTGTGGTAATAAATAAAGCGGGTACGCCATATTTTTCTACATAATCCAACCATGAACCCAAACCCAATTTTTTAGCCAATATAATCGGCGCCATTTGGGCTAACATTCCAATCTCATTGTCCTTACCCACTTGAATATAAAAAGGTCTTAAAACACCTTCTTTGTATAGCCATCCTTGGGAGTCTCCTGGTGACTTAGTTATTAATCCCTTTTGAGGAACAAAATAAGACATGGGGATTTCGTCAACCGTGGCCAGTTCCTTTGTTTCTGGATTGATGTCGAACAATTCAATTAGCTTAACACCTTCAAATCGTTTCATTAAAACGAGCTTGATAAATTCCTCAAACCAGGTGCGCTCAAATAGCCAAGATACATCTGTATTTTCATCTCCCTTTTCATTCACAATTTTAAAAGGAGAACGCTGGCAAAATAAAATTCGGCTGTCTATAATTGAGGCTAAATGGTTGTCTAGCATCAAATTTTTATATAAGCGGTCTAATGGTGTTTTATCGGGGTTTTCGGGATCAGTTGATGCCATAATCGCCTGTGTCCATTCTTTTAAAGTTTGCTTTTGCATCGTCTCCGCCTCATAATTCAACTGGCTGGATGGCGCATTTGCTCCTTTGGCTACCGCAATAACGTTCAGTAAGCGAGCGTCAGCATTTAATAACACTCGTTTTTCTATAGCTCTATAAGCTTGCATTAAAGGATTTTTCATATATAAAAATCGGAGTTTGAATTATTGCCCCAAAGGGATTTACTTTTTACTGGGTCACCATTGTCATCAACTGGAAGTGGTAAACCGTCTAATGTGGTTTTTCCTGTGGATATTTCGGTTAGCCATTTAATCGCTTCGTCATAATCTTCCTTTGTATCGGTTGGAACCTTTCGGGCGGCGTTTCTTTTTATCACTCGATAAATGACTATTCGAGAAAGAATTTGTACTAACATTTCGTTTCTAATTGGCTCATCTACTAAGAATATTAAATTCACATTATATCGGGTACCAATCATTGTTTTTACAAACTCAATAGCTCGCTCTTCCGCTTTATCTAAAACCGTTGGATCATCTTTAGTACTTTCGTCAATGAAACGTTCAAAGGCATCAGCTATAAGGTCTTCTTTTTCTAAATAAATCATATTACATTGTTTGAGGCGTTATATTTCCCACTTCGATATTGTCCCGAATCTCCACTTGAAATAGTTATATGTTTGGATAAAAATTTGATACATTCGGCATCTGCATCTGGAGCATCATCTTTACCAGTGTAACCTGGTTCTATTCCGTATAGTTGTTGAAGTCCTACCTCAGTATCGCTATGGCTTTTAAGTTTGTCACTATAATAGATGCGCCCATTTTGATACCTACTTTCAAGTTCAAATATGATTTTATCATACTTTTTACTTTTCTCATAAATCAATGTTATGTTTAGCTTAACATTTTCTGCGTCTTCAACTTCCTTAATAGTTCGTTTAACTTCGTCGTTCCAAAATTGGGCTTCAGCTCTCCATAATACTATAACTCCTTCAGGTAAACTTTTTTGAACATCACACATCCATTTTACAGCAGGTGCCATTTTAGTCTGTTTAACAAAACAATCGATGAGCATAAAATCCTGATCCTTTAAACCCCACATACGAACGGCATTATAATCAGAAGTAGAATTTCCAGCGTAAGCAATATCCCAGTGTGCGGCTATTACTTTATAGTTGTTAATTCTAGGCGGTTTTTTCCATTGAATATATTCCGCCTTAAAATGTTTACCTCCTTTTAGTTTTGGCTCGTGATTGTACTCTGCGTGCGCAGCAGTTGTACCCATTTTCTTTTCCTTTCGCTGGTAATACCCATCACTGTACTTTGTTGTCCAAGTGGCGACATACGTTACTTTGTCGTAAGCTTTGACCTCGTGAACGAACCAGTCTGGGTGTTTAGCGGATAAGGTTCTAACAAACATCTTTGGAGCAAACCAGTTATTTGATATTGTCATTCTTTCCGCTTCGCCATCCATAGAGGGAAGCAATTCCTCCTCAACGTACTCGACCATTTCGTCTTGACGTTTTTCGTTTTTGATAGTTTGCTTTGTTTCAATATCATCAATGTTGTACTGCTTAGGCCTTTTTGCTCCAACACGCAAACCACGACAGCTTTGTCCAAAACCTAGAGCTTGACCAATGAAACCACTTTTAGTTACCCAAAGTGATTCATCCCACGAACCAAGGTTTTTTTGTTCGCCAAAATCGGCTATGATTTGCGGGTTGGCTTCAAATTCGGCTCTTATATCTTCTAGAAGTCTAACGGCTCTTTTTTCAGATACAGAAATCAATACAAAATAATTGTCTCCTTCATTTAGCCAAACCCAAAAAGGAATAATTACGTTATTCCAAACGGATTTAGCCAAACCACGACCCCATTTAGCAAAACCAGTAAAGCCTTTGTCCTTTAAAACTTTATTAGCCCAGTAAATTTGAAAGTCGGCGCATTCAGCTGTTGCATAATGAGGGAAGTATCGCTCTACGCAATATTTTACGTCTTTTTTGGCACGTGCAATGTTCGCTTTTTGCTCCTCGGGCGTTTCAAACCTGAAAAAGCTTTGCCCCGATGAAGCAATAAGCTCCAACTTCTTTTTGTACCTGTCAACGCTTATTTTATCTTCCTTTTTCATTAATTTTTTTGAATCCTTTTGTCTGAAGTATGATTGATTTTATTGGTTTTGAAATCATAAAAAAGTCCTGTGATTACTTTTACACGCCTACGCTGGTGATCAATTTTTTTAGAGTCGACAATTTGACCTATTTGAACGTTACACCCTTTTTTTATGAAGTACGAGCCTAGCTCTAAATAGTATTGTTCTTTGGTGGCCTTGTTTAGTATTAGGCTTAGAATTTTTTTAAATAATGACATAGTTATCCAAGTTTTTGGGCGATAGATTGTAAATGTGTTTTTTGAAAGTCAAGCGTTTCTAAATAGGCTTTTTTATCGAAGTTTTGAAGAGCTTGAAAAATATCCTCCATAACCTCTAAATAGGTTGAGAGTGATATTTTAAAGTTTTTTTCCATTTTCTCAAGCGCCTTTTGATACATACCCACCTCCTGAGCAATGCGAGTAGTTTCCTTTTTTAGTAATAATGACTGCGCTTTATCACCGTTAAATTGTGCTACTTTAATCTCCTCCAGTACATCCAAAGTAGATTCGGTAAGCTCAGCGATCACCTTCTTAATATTTTCGGCTCTATTAGTCGAATTATTTAGACGTGCATCACGCTCTTGTTTCCAGTTGAATTTTTTGACCCAATCACCGACCGTTTTTTCTGTAACTCCCAAATCTTCGGCAATTTCTTTTTGCGTTTTGTAGAGCTCAACATATAGCTTTTTCGCTACCTCTTGTTCTTTCTTTTTAGCCATTTACTTTCAATTTATTAGCCTTTTGTTGGTACAAATTTGCCCACTTATTAAATCAAAAAAAAACGCACGTTCTAGTATGG